AGATTACCCGAAGCTGCATCATAATATGCTTTTCGGGATTTGCCACTTGAGGAGCCAGAGATTTAGCAGAAACACCGATGCTTGCCAAATATCTCTGCAAACCATCAGAATAGGCTTTGAACTCTGCCCTCATTCCAGACTTGAAGTTCTTGGTAGTTTCACTGTCTTCATCCAGCCCAACAGCAGCAGCATATTCTGGACTGACTTCAAAGGAATATCCGGGAAATGCACCCTTCCAAAACATTTCCGCAGATCCACCAAGAACCTTTCGTAAATCCAACAATCTATTGAAGACAGGTTTTTGTCGTGGCTTTCCAAAAACCTCGCTTGACCCTCGATTGTCGGCAAGATGAATAATCCGCGACCAGTGGACGTTAATTGACCTCGCGTCGGGATTATTGTTTTCTCCATCGACGATCTGTTCTGCAAACCTGATTTGATACTCCAACGGCATCCTGTATCTGGGATTGTTAGGATTCTTCTCATATTGAGAAATGTAAACCATACTCTCATCAAAGGGACGAATGTAGAGCAGTTTTACATTCTTTGGACGTTTCTTTGAAGGGGTCCCATCAGCTTCAATTCCAGGAGCAGGTGTGCGTAAATCATTGCCGTCGTTGAGTCCCAACAAAATTACGCCGAAGTGACCAATGCCACTTAGAACGTCCGCACGATGCAGATAGTGATAGAAGTCCAACTCTTCGGACAATCTATCCCATTCCTTTTCAAATTCGGTCTTCCTGACTTTCTCATCCTCAAAAACAACGGGATCAACTGCCCAGCAATCATCGGGATAGATGCTGACAACCTTTTCCGCAATATCATTGCGATCAAAAAAGTCGCGATATTCCCTTGCGGAAATACTCGTGGGATATTGTAGCTCCTTGTCGATATCCCTATCGCTGGAAAGCAATCCTTGAAGCACGCGGCTGCGAACGGTAAACAAATTGGAAACATATTGATTTACCGCAACCTCCGCCTGATTCATACTCAGCTTGTGGCGTTTTTGCTTGTACTCATTGGACAGAATTTTCATTACAAAGCTCCTACTACCATTCTGGCTTTGGAAAGCATGGAGAAAGCCCCTGATGAACTGTCTACTTGATCTTTGAACGTAGAGCGCGGGAAATAACGCAATTCCTCGATGTATTCTGCGTTCCAAGGAGCTGCTTTGCAGAATACGTTCCCTGCATTGACTTGAGTAGCAAACGTGTCGGCTCGCATTTCTTTGTCTCCTGTAGCTCTGTACGCTTCCGCACGAAAGCCAGCAAGAGACTTGATAGTGTTTTCCGCTGATTCTTTTCCAGCAGATCCAGGTTCCTGTTCGAGACCAACTTTCACCTTCGTTCCGTCAATTGCTGCCATTTGTCGGATTTGATTTTCACGACGACTTGCTTCCCATTGTCCCCTGACAACATCAAGAATCCAATAGGTATCATCCTCAGCAACACCCATCTTGACCCCCACCGTGAAGGCTCCCCCCTTTGATGTTCCCGCTTTGTCCCAAAACCGCACAACCCTCTTCATCTTAAGGTGAACAACATCGACGATCTTGATCCTCTCAACCTTGAACATACCACCGCCGCGAGGAACAGGATGCTGAAGCATCTGTCCTGCAAACCCAAATTCGCCAAGTTCTGATTTGGCGAATTTCAACACTTTGCGGTTTAATCTTATCGGATCGAGGAGGTTTCGTACATAGTATTTCCTCAGAGCAGGTGGATTGACATGCTCAGTCAATTTCGCGGGAAGACAAATGTGTTTTACCGCTGCCCCTCCTCTCTTGGAAAGTCTTGCTCCTGAAGGATCATTCTGATGCAGCCTCTGCATGATTAGAATAAGTGGAGTAACTGATTTATCCACTTTGCGTTGGCTGAGTGTTTCATCCATCCATTCGTTCGCGGCTTTCAGTTCCAATTCGGAAGCTGACTTCTTTGGATCCAACGGGTCGTCGATGATGAGGGCATGTCCGTGAAATCCAGTGATTGTCCCTCCTGTCCCCACAGCATACCGTTGTCCTCCCGCTGTGTTCATAAAGTTGGTTTTCGTGTCCTGGTCTTTTCTGAGTTCAATGTCAGGAAAACATTCCTGATATTTATCCGACTTGATAATATCCCGAGATTTACGAGATAAATCCAAAGCGAGATTATCAGCGTAAGATCCACACAGGGAACGGAATGTGGGCATTCTTGTCCACACCCAAGCAGGAAAAGCCACAGAGCAAATAGACGACTTGGTGGTTCCAGGAGGAATGTTTACCAGCAAGTCATATTCCTTGGTCTGTTTCTTGAATATCCTCTCTGCAACTTTTTGGAGTTCGTTGCAGAGGTATTCTATGTGCCAATTCCAAACAGGCTTCTCAGGAATAAACACGTCCCAGAACTCTTTCAGGAAATAATAGAATCTGTCCTTGCAAACAGAAGCCATTAACTGTTGTTTGGAGACTTGCATTCCTGACTGCATCGGATTCTTGTCCGACGTGATTCGTCCACCTCCAGCCATATTTCACCTTTCATTCTTCATGGGTCAAGGGTGTTTTCGGGATTCTGACGGTGGATAATTCAATCTTGCTGATATCCACTGTCTCGTTAATTTCCGCACACCTAGGACATATCCTATTAAGGCGTCTATCCCGCGAGGGAAATCTTTTTTGACACCTCAAACAGGAAACATAGTTTAGCACGTTGATCTTTGGTTTGACTCCATTGCTTTTGGTCTTAACAACTTTTCCTCTCTTCTTGAAAGCCCTTTTGCGTTTAGTTGTCCTCATCAAAATCCTCCTCTTCTCCTTCGTCTTGAGGGTTAATATCTTCCTGTTCTAGTGGGGCTTTCTCAAACTCCCCATCAATCACATCAAGGTCAACCTGCTCGGGTTGGTATTCTAGCTTTGGTTGTTCCATCCCATCAGCTTCCAGTCGTTTGCGTTCCTCCAAACGTTTCACAGCTTGGAGAACAGCCATCCTGATATTTACTGGAAGATACAACTCATCCAAGTTAATCATGGTATGACTATGGGTGATTGTTCCTGTGTGTTCAACAATCGTCTTCTCCGTATAGCCACGATCCTTGTTCAAGGATTTGTTGGCGAAGATAATTGCCTTTGTGTCTCCTTTCTTCGCTGCTTTCACCAGTTGACTCTCGAAGAAGTCCTTCTTCGCCTCGTTGATTTCCAACATGAGGCGTTTGAAGTTGATCTCCTTTGTCCATTGGATATACGTCTCTCTGGTAATACTAATCACCTGGCAGGCATTGGAGATGTTAAAATTCGTCTGGCAAAAGGCATACAGGAAAAGATGTTGCAGGATCCGCTTGCTTTGCATACGGAGAATCTGAGTCTTCCGCTTTTGTCCCTGTGGAGCTTGGTCACAAGCATTGATCTCTTCCCACAAACCTTTCAAATGATCTGGAAGACGGTCGAAGACGAACTCAAGGAATGTTGCAACAGAGTCATCCTTTGGTTTGGGCTTCCTTGCTTCCGCCAAACACCGTTTCAGAGTAGGACCATCAGGAGGAGTGAATCCTTGGATCTTGGGTTGTCTCAACCAATTTGCCATCGTTGATTGATTTATCCCTAACTCTTCACAGATTTTGGTGTTTGGGAGTCCTTTTGAGGCAAGGTCGTAGATTATGTAGTACATATCCGGCGACCACTTGATTTCCTTGCCAAAAGCGTTGAATTTCCGTGATTTTCCATTCTTTTGGCTGTTTTCCTGGTTATTTTCCTCATTTTCTCCATTATCTGGATGTTTTTTGGACTTTTTGAGGACTTTTTTGGGATATTTCAAGGCTTTCCGGGATTTCATCCTCTTCCTGAGTCTTTTGGTAAGAATTTTAGCCATGTTTTATCCTTTTGATGGATGTTTTGATGGATGAGTTTAGGACTGTTTTGATGGATGAGTTTAGGACTGTTTTGTCTCCTTAACTTTTCCTATACCTCATACACATTGGACAAGAACAGCTCCAAACGATCTTGAGTGGAATGGGTATCACCGCTCTTTTGGTGATGAATTCTCCATCAACAAGATTTTCAATGGTACATTCTCCAGTATCCAAATTGAGACTGGTGATTCTTTCCTGATTCCAATCCATACCATTAGCATCCCTCAACTCTTTGAATGGCATTGGATGATGCTCCAACATTTCAAGACGAGTTGCCTCATGTCCCCAAGCCATGATTTTATCCATAGGGAAAATCTCCTGTTACTTGTTTTGGTTTTTTCCACAACAAAAAATAACATTAGGAAAAATAACATATACCTTGGATAAGAATCAACCGAAATATCTACAAATTTTTGAAACCCTGGTTTTATAGATGGTTTTCGTTTTTTGCTGTAGTTACTTCTTATGTGTAGTTACTTGGATAAGACTTGAAAAAACTACATACGTTTTTGTTTTAGCTCTTGATATGTAGTTATTATGTCCTTATCCACATATTGAAAAATTACATCCGTTTTTGTTACTTCTTGCGGCAATGACTATGGGGGCAATATCATCTGCGCGCAGCGCCTGGGGTGATGACGTGTGAGGTAATATACACTCGTGGTAATATACAAACGAGGTAATATACACTCGTGGTAATGCCGCATAGATAGTAGTGACACAAACAAACAATGACACAATCAATCAATGACAACTGCGCGAATAACACTGTTTGTCAATAACTCTCGATTGGTGATTGACTGTATTCTCTGCTATCACGTTTGTCATTTTCACACAGGCGCAAACGTGCTATCACAACTGTCTTGCGTCAATCTTGAAAATCTTTTGCTTTTGACGTTGACAATTCTGCTATCACTTGTGATACTTCAATTATCGAGATTGAAGTGACGCTACGAAACGTGACGATGTACTCTCAACGCTCTTTGACAATCTGAACTGCTCAAGAAATCGCGTTTCAACGTGAACGTCATTTTCAACGTTCACGTCAACATACAGCGCGTCAACGCGAAACGAGTTGACGCAAGAGACTACTGCAATGACGAAAGTCAAAACGACGAAACGCGCCCGTACTGAAACTGTCAACGTGACAAGCGCAGCTGAAAAGCTCGCATCGCTCAAAGCGCAGATTGCTGCGCTCAAAAGTGAAGCGGGCGCAGAAACGAAAGCGGCGCGTGATGCTGAACGCGACAAGCGCGAAAAAGCGGCGCGCCCCATCGCAGAGAAGACTCTGCTCGCGCTTCGCAAGGCGCATGACGATGAAACGATTCTCGCGTGCATCGACGTGATGCGCCGCGAGCTGCGCCCGCAACGTGAGGGGGGCGCTCGCGGGGGCGCGAAGGCGCAAATTCTCGGGCGCAGCGCAATCTCTGTGATGCGCGCCTTGGGCGCAGCGAGCTACACGCGCGCCGAAGCGAAAGCTGTCGTCGCTGCACTCTGTGACGGGGGCGCTGATGCGCTCGCAGAAGCGAGCTACGCTACGTCAATGTCGCACGGGCGCACTTACGATTCGTCGCGCCCCGTCGATCAATCGAATCGCGCGCCCGCTGAACTCACGAAAGACGAATGGGCGCAGATTGACGTTGCGTGCGGGCGCAGCGCAGCAACGACGACGAAAGCGAAACGCAAGAGCGCGTGATTCAACGCGAGCAACGTGTCAATGACAACGTGTCATTGACACGTTTTTTTATGCGCTGTTGGTGACTATACAAACGTGGATAATGACGTTATGTGGATAATGACGTTATGTGGATAATGAACACTCGTGGATAATGTCTGCGAGTGTTTTTTATTGCGCTGTACATTGTCACACGAAGTCATTGACAAAATCTCGCGGTAAAAATTCCAGCAAAGTTCTGAGGCGTTGGATTTTTTGGGTAAATAAATCCCCTTGCATTCAGGCAAAATCCAATCCTCTATTATTACCTTACAAAAGGTAAATACCTGGTAAATAAACTCCAGGAGATTTCAGGTAATCACCACATAGCGTATATGACAAAACTCAGACAGGAGATTTGTGCATAAGGCGCAAACACTGTCATTGACACAAACGTGGTAAAATTCCAGTAAGGAGAAATTAGCTTGGGGTTTTTGTGTGTAAAGGAAAAACACATAGTAGGATAATCACCAAGTTGCATGTTATTTCAGGGTAAATTCAGGCAAAGAAATCAGTCTGCTTTGATCTTGCAATTCTGCTATCACTCTGCGATACTTCAAACAGTATCTGTTCTTTCACAATCTAAACGACTACTCGCGAGCGAAACGGCGCGATTGCCGAGTAAGTGCCACTTACTTCTAAAGTGACTGAGGCAATCGTCTGGCAACAACAACTCGCGGATATGTCAAAGTTATCAGCATTACCTTTGTAGCAGAGCAAACACTCTACTACGAAAGGTGATTACCATGACGAAAGAACAACTCAATGACTTCACCAACCTGGCAATCAGCGAAGTCACCAAATGTGATGATGCTACGCCTGAACGAATTGCCAAAGCAAAGCAATTCGTCAGCAGCATTCTCTTTCACCTCGTCGAATACGTCGAAGAAGGCACCCATCAAGAAGGTGCCTCATACTTCGATGACGAAAAGTTTGGCAATGACAAATGGGATCCTTCGCTTCGATTCGACTTCACCCTGTTTCTCGTCACCATCGACGAGAATGAACAACGAATGATCGAATGCCTCGCTGAAGACAAATAAGAGCTTCTCCACGCTCTGCTACAAAGGTAATGCTGATGACTGTTCAATGTCATTCTTTCGGGGCTGGTGATTTCTCTTCAACACTGAAAGGTGATTACCATGAGTTACGAATACAGCATCAACGAACTCGAAACGCTGGCAATGGCGATCAGTGACATGGATGACTGTGCGGAAGCTTCCTTCGAGGATTTCCTGCTCAGACTCATCGCCAACGAGACTCTTTGCCAAGAGTTCAACTACGAACTCAATGGCAAAGTCCACACGATTCATCATGGCAGTGTGTGGCAATCTCTTCGTGAGGCACTCAAGGAAGGCTACAAACTGTCAGATAACTTCGATGATGAGGAAAAGGAAACCCTGTACAGTGCCTACATCAAACAGAGCACAGGCATCGAAGATGAGGCATGTCCTCACGAAGTGCTTGAGTTCTGTTACGATCGCGCTGAGAACTGGCAAGAGACAATGCCGAGTGAAGTCTACATCTGGAACAACACTCGCGGCAACGTCACTGTCAATCGCCGTGATCTGTCATGGCAAGAAGCATTCGCTCAGTGGCAAAATGAAAGTGCTGGTGATGCCTCGGCGTCATTTTACGACTGGCAAGCAAACGAAAAGGAAAACGACTGACTTCTCATTACCAGCCTCGAAACAATGACATTGAACTCTCCTCTAACAAAAAGGCAATGCTGATAACTGTTCAATGTTATTGTTTCGGGGCTGGTAATCTCTTCTCTTCAACACTGAAAGGTGATTACCAATGCACGAAGCAATCAAAAATCTGGCGATGGAACTCAGTCGCGTTGACGAATCAGGTGATGCCACACTCACTGAGTTCCTTCTCGAAGAGGCACCTCACCTCTTCACGTCATTCATCAAATGGGCACTCGGCATCAGGGGTGATGCCACAACTGATGAAATCATCAGTTGGGCGCATCTTCGCGCTGAGA